TGAAACCGATGACTGGACGGACCCAGAGATCTGGAAGAAAGCCAATCCATCTCTTGGAATCACAGTCGGTATCGATAAAGTCGAAGCCGCCTGCGAATCTGCAAAACAGAATCCCGGTGAGGAGAATTCCTTTAGACAGCTAAGACTCAATCAGTGGGTCAAACAGGCAGTACGTTGGATGCCAATGGAAAAATGGGATGCCTGTTCCTTCAAAGTTGATGAAGAATCCTTAGAGGGTCGTGTCTGCTATGGCGGTCTGGATCTTTCCTCAACTACGGATATTACAGCCTTCGTTCTGGTATTTCCTCCGCTGGATGAGGATGACAAGTTCTGCATCTTACCATACTTCTGGATACCAGAAGATACGCTGGAGCTTCGAGTAAGGCGAGACCACGTCCCTTATGATGTCTGGGAACGACAAGGCTTTCTGGAAACTACCGAGGGAAATGTCGTCCACTACGGTTACATTGAAAAATTCATCGAGC